CCAATCCACGCCAGCGACTCCAAGGGGCACGACAACCACATGTCCCACGGCGCCGCCGCTGTTTCCTGGCGGGTGCTCGCGGCCATGTACAGCGATCCTGATGGCGACGCCCGCCAAGCCTTCGGCCTGAGCTGCTGCGCTACTTACCGCCTCGCGAACGCGTCGATGCTGTACGTTGTCGGCACGGAGGGCTCCGGTCTTCTCGCCACGTCCGAGATCAACGCGATATTTGTGGCGGGCATCACCGCTGTCGCGCAGTGGCGCTGCATGCGCGGCAAGGCTGAGGCGCTGCACCCCAACATTCCTCGTGCGGAAGCCTGGGCACTTTGTGGCGTGCCCGTCGACGCGCCATCCATGTGGAAGGTCATGGACGTCAGTGCGTACGGGGACGACCATCTGGCCGCGGAGCTCCCCAACTCTGGTGTCGACCCCCGTGTTTGCGTCACTGGTGGCGAGCTCGCGTCCAAAATTCGCGACCTGAGCGGGCTCGAGATCACCGATTCCGCGAAGCGCGACGTCATCCCCGATTATGAGAAGCTCGGCGACGTGACGTTCCTCTCCCGCCAGATCCTTGACAAGGGCGGGCGTGTGCCACTCCCCGAATCCACGATCGACGACATCATCCACTGGACCAAGTCGTCCGACTCGCAGTCCGAGATTTCCGGTCGGCAGGCGTACCTCGTGGAGAGCGCGCAGCACGAGCGTTGGTTTTACGACAAGAAGGCCACCGTTCTTGGCGACGCTCTGCGGCGTGCCGGGCAGGAGTACATCGGCTTCGACGGCATGCCTGGGCCCATCCCGACGTACGACGAGATTCGCAGCGTTTCCACCGTCATGGACTACGCCGACGTCGATTGGTACGCCGCCCAACTGAGCCCCCGGGGAGACGTCATAGTGGCCACGCCCCACTCCAGCGGGTGTGACCCCACGCCTGCCAGCAGGCTCCTCGACCTCCTCGACTTTGAAGTTGGCGACGTCGCGCACGGGCTTCACAACGCCG